ACTGAATGAAGAGCCAATCACCTCGCACCTTGTGCCTTCGGATCTTGCTCATCGCACTGTCCTTGTAGAAATTATCCTCCAAGAGACCTCGGTTGCCCAGCCAATCTTCTACGTTAACTTTATACATTTTTACCTCCCATCTTTTTAATCTTACCCAAGGCTCGAACAGCCATACTTAATCGTTTTAACTGTTCGGAATACATTTCTAATTGATCAGATCCTATTCCTTGGTGGAAATCTTTCTTTTTAAAAGGAAAAGATGGATAAAAATCAAATAAGAAAGCATCTGTTTGCTCCTCAATAAAATGATCTAGACACACGTTTAAACAATTAAGTTCTTCGTTATCAAATTTAATAGGTGAAATCATCCCCAATCCTTTCTATCTGTACAGTTATTATAACCTTGATAATATTCTAAATACTCCTGACAACTCAGGTCAGTGCGCCTCGGTGAGGTTATCGTATCCCCCTCAAAGTAATGAGGGTTAGGATCGCGCCCATAATAAGCGTCCATATGACCACGATCCTCTGGACTACCATGTCTAACGTCTTTCATCACGCCACCTCTTTCAGTTCAGCAAGTGCTTCCGCAATCTTGCTCTGTTGACCTCTGATGTAAGATATCTCAATCATAGCTAATTCAAAGGCTGACAATACAGCACCTTCAACTTCTACTTTAAAAGTCTCACACTCCTTAATAACAGTTTCCAATGTATACTCTTCCATTACCCCACCTCTTTAAACATTTTGAACGCTTCATCTTTTGGTAACTCATTTAAGAATACCAAGTCAGGCTTTTCAAGTTGTCGTCTGATCTTATCAAAAATATTAGGACGCTTAGAAGATACGTTGTAAGAAACAATCTGATTACCATCCAAATAACATGGCTCTTTTAAAGCCTTGTTTAAATCCTTGCGAATTAAATAATCAGTCAGTAACTCATGACACGCGGTTTCAATAGTTCCTTCACGCCATCCATCTCCCAATTCCCATCGGAACTTATCAGCACAATGTATCTTAACAAGAGCATGGCACTTGCTCCACGCTTCAAGATCCTTGAACCTCGGATCATGCTCAAAATGATCTGAACCACCCTGACCATCATTTCTGACATAGGCAAAAGGCTTGCCCTCAACATATAAGTTAGCCTCGTAACAAAATGTCTCGTGACTAGCGAACTCTGAATGTTTGATATTTTTTAATTCTATTTTCATGTTTACCTCGTTTGTTTAATTGAACGTATACATTATATATACATACTACCTACATAATGATGGAATCTCATGTTGTCAAGCACCTCGATCCTTGGACCTGTGATTACATGATTACACTATAAGGGTTTTGACTGGAAAAATAAAAAACAAAACTGAAAAAACCAAAAAAAGTGTAATCATTGTAATCATTGTAGCAAAACATACCTTTGATACCTTATTTATATAGAGCCGAGTGATTACACTTT